GGATTAAAGTCTATAACATTTGCAGATTTCGGTACATTAGGTGCTTTGACTATCGCAAATGATTTGATTACAGACTTTGGTGGTACACCAACATTTATGAAGTTCGATGTAAAAGGAAACTCTACAATGGACACTACAGTAACATCATCTAGAGAGAATGGAACGACATTCTATGAAACTACAGTAGTGATGAACTTGATCTTCCAAGAGGAGAAAACTCAAGCAGAAATTAAATTACTAGCAGTATCAAGACCTCACATTATTGTTGAGGATTACAATGGCAATTTCAGATTAGTGGGAAAAGATCACGGATGTGAGCTTACAACAGGTACATTCAGTAATGGTGCAGCAATGGGCGACCTTTATGGTTACTCTTTGACATTTGTTTCACAAGAAACAGAAGCACCAGACTTTATTGCAACGGCAGCTTACAATGCAGAAACACAAGGATCACAGATTGATGTAAATTAATTTTAGTATTTTGAGTAAAGAAAGGGGACTTATGTCCTCTTTTTTTTTGCACCTATACAAAATATCCTTTATATTTCGATATATAAGTATGAAGGTTTTGACAACGAGTAGTTCTGCACAGAATATTGATGTAATACCAAGAACATACGCATCATCATATACTTTAAAATTAAGAGATACAAGCAAGAACAAAGAAGTATTTTCATCTACTGTTAGTGCTTCTGATAATGGCAATTTTAAAAGATTATCTGCAACTTTTAGTCCTGTACTCAAAGAGGGTAGATACTATGATATGAGTTTAATAAGTGGTATCAATCTTGATGGCAAGACAATTCTTGTTGCAAC